GGTTGGCGGAGTGACTGCTTTGCAAAGATCGGGATACAAGATCAAAAAGAAATGTGAGCTCTGCGGATTCAAGGCTCAAGACAAATCTCAGATGGATGTGCTATTTGTGGATGGAAATCTTAGGAATACTATGAACAGTAACCTAAAGACTGTTTGCGCCAATTGCCAACGGCTGAGTAGCACTCGTAGACTTGGATGGCGTGTTGGTGATCTTGTTGCTGACGATTAAACTATCTACCTCGGTGTACAGTTGTTCCTTAGTGCCATTGTTATGTATTACAAAGTCAAATTCTTCTCTGGCCCATGCATACTCGGATGAATGTACACCGGTTGGTTGGATGTTCCCCTCAACATAATTTGTAAACCATTCAGGATCTTTACCCCTTTGCACTAAAATAATTTTGCCACCATGTGCTCTGATTTGTTTAACCTCATTGGGAAACCTGGTATCTGCTATGACCGTTTTTTGTCCTTTGTATCTACCTATACAACTATCAACCCAGATTGCATCATACATTTGGCCACGCATTACCTCTGTACCAAAGTATTGTAGTACCCATCTGGGTGTTATAGGTTTGCCAAACTTTTCACTCCAGAAGTTATCTGGTTGTTCTCGCCAATGCCTGCTGGATTCTGTGTCTCCTTCAAGCATATCCCTGTCCCAATTAAACATAGATGCAACAGCATCTTTAAGACTTTTTGCAAAACTATCTTTTTTATAACCATGTTGCTCAACTAATCTGTCAGCAACAGTGCCTTTGCCAGAACTTATTAAACCTACTATACCTATCAGCATAGAAGTATTATACTATTTTTTTAGTCTTATTTCAATCTCTTTGATTACTTCTTTGACAGATTTTAAAATGGTAATTCTGAGGCTTTTCTTTTTTTGTTTTAAAGCAACGATACTCATGCTCTCAAGTTCCTGAACTAACACTTCTAGTTCGTCTAATGTGAGATCAGAATAGTTTTTGTATTTTGAGTCTTTCATACCAACTATTTAAATTGATATTGTTTGGTATTAACCAATAACAAAACTATGAGGTGTGCCACCTTCTTGGAAATTGCCTATTTCGTTTTCTAGTCTTTCCATCTCTGCTTGACCTTCATTCTTTAAAGCATCACCGTTAAGTGTCGTCCCGCCTTGTGGACCTGCGATTGTGTTGAACTTACCTCTTGCTTCGCCAAGCATTACTTTAGACACTGCAAGAGCATAATCTCTGATCCATGGTTTAGAGTATATGTCTTTGAAAAGTGTGATGTCAGGCCTAAAGTTGTCAGTGTGCATGAGAACTGTTTCGTTGTCAGCTCTGGGCCTTTGTGTGATCGTTAATTTTTTTGTTGCTACGTCAAAATGAAACTGTATGAAACTTCCAAACATCTTTCCTACTAATTCTTGGTATGATGCAAACGCATAGTAAGTAGCCAATCCACCTGTCGCACCTGCTCGTAACAAGTACGTGTTTGTGTATGCCAAGTTAAACGGTTCAAACAATGTTCCACCTTCGCCGCCTTCTGTTCTAGATCCAACTGTTCTTCTGTTAAGATTTCTTACATTGATTATCTCATCTGGTAAAATATATGTATTTTGATTTTTCTGAAGCTCAAGAAAAGCATAAGATTCTTCTACAGCATTTGATGATCTCTGTCTAAATTTGTTCACGGCTCTTTCCAGCGCCGTTTGATAGTGTTTTGGGTCTAATTCAACGTCAATCATCCCCTCACCGAGATTGTTCTTAACGTAATCGAATATTTCTTGCTGACCTGTTTGTAGTTCTGACATACTCATATTTATAGCCTTTGCCTGTGCAATAAATATGTATGACATGCCAAGATTATCCATTTTTAAGCCTGAAAAGGGCAATGACTACAAATTCTTTGATCGAAACATCCGAGAGATGTTTACAGTGGGCGGTACTGATTTACACCTACACAAATATCTAGGACCTTACGATCAGGGAGATCAACAAAAGGACGGAGAGGCCTCTCCGACTCAACCTAACTACGCAGGTAGTGAAATTAATGAAACTACAATCCAGGATCTGTTGTTTCTAGAGAACAGAGATAGGAAATATCACAGTGATGTCTACACAGTCAGAGGCATATACAATGTGCAGGATCAAGATTTCAATCTATCTCAGTTTGGTATGTTCTTGTCTAATGATACACTATTTTTGACTGTACACATGAATGACATTGTTGAACGTATTGGCAGGAAGCCAATGTCGGGCGATGTCCTAGAGTTCCCACACATGAAAGAAGACTTTTCATTAGATGAAAGTATTCCGATTGCACTAAAAAGATATTATGTCGTTGAAGATGTAAACAGAGCCGCTGAAGGATTTTCTGCAACTTGGTGGCCGCACTTGCTAAGATTAAAATTAAAAACACTTGTGGACTCACAAGAGTTTAGAGATGTGATTGGTGATGCAACAACAACAAATAGTGTGGCTAGTTATATGTCAACATTCAACAGAGAGAAAGAGATTAATGACCAAGTTGTGGCACAGGCAGAATCAGATGCACCGAAGGCAGGTTTTAATTACAAACAATATTATGTTGCACCTATTGATGAAAGAGGCAACATCAGAACAGATAATGTCAACACAGAAAGTCAGAGAGCGAGTAGCAGTACCACAGTCAATGCATCCATTGACACTCCTGCAAGTTCACACTATGGTTTTTACCTAGATGGTGACGGTGTGGCACCCAACGGAAGCCCTGCAGGCTTTGGGATATCTTTTCCAATTGCAGATGTTGATAAGGGTGACTACTTCCTGAGGACAGATTACCTACCAAACAGATTATTCCGTTATGACGGAAATCGATGGGTAAAGATAGAAGATTCTGTTAGGATAACTACAACAAACAACGATTCAAGAGCAAACTACAAAACAGGTTTTGTCAACAACACGACAGAATCTACAATTAATGGACTGACTGTGAAGCAAAGACAGTCCTTAACAGATGCTCTTAAACCAAAGGCTGACAATTAATGTTACATTTCTACGAAGGACAGGTTAGAAAGTTTTTAACTCAATTTATAAGGATATTGAGTAATTTCTCAGTTGAAACAGGCAAGGGAAGCGACGGTTCGATCAGTTTAAGAGCTGTGCCTGTTGTGTACGGAGACCCAACTAGGCAGGTAGCCAATATCATTAGGAACAATAGTGAGAATGCACTAAATTATGCACCAAAGATTGCTTGTTACGTTCGAGAACTTAACTATGACAGGGAAAGAATGCAAAATCCTTATCATATAGAAAAGCAACACCTGAGGGAAAGGGACGTTGATTCAGACGGAAATTACACAAATCAGTTGGGTGCTGGATACACTGTTGAGAAGGTAATGCCTTCGCCTTTCAGGTTAGAAGTTACAGCAGATATTTTTTCATCAAACACAGATCAAAAATTACAAATCATGGAACAGATACTGTATCTTTTCAATCCAGATTTTGAGATACAAAAAACGGACAATTATATCGACTGGACTAGTTTAAGTTATGTGGAACTAACAGGCGTAACATTCAGCAGTAGAACAATACCTGTGGGTGCAGAGTCTGAGATTGATGTCGCATCTATGACCTTTTCGATGCCAATATGGCTATCCCCACCTGTTAAAGTTAAGAAGTTAGGTGTTGTACAAAAAATTATCATGAGTATATACGACGACGATGGCGGAATTGCCAAGGGACTAATTGATGGAGAGCTGACTTCAAGAAGTTTTATCACACCAAACAATTTCGGACTACTGGTATCAGGAAACCAATTAAGATTGTTAGGAACAACAGGTGTAAATGTGAAATCTGGTGGCGACGGCTTCCATACAGGAGCCAGAGATCCGGGATTAGCAGATCCATTTGATACATTCGGGCCGCCATTGAATTGGAAATTAATCTTAGATCAGTATGGAAAAGTGATCAACGGAACGTCTCAAATAAGACTACAACAACCAAACGGAAACCAAGTGATTGGTACAATAGCAACCACCACTTTGGATGACACAATACTACTTTATACAATAGATTCGGACACAATACCAAGTAATTCACTTACTGCTGTCAAAAAAATTATCAACCCTGCAACGTTTGATCCAGGCACTCCAGTAGACGGAGATCGTTATTTGGTCATAAATGACGTTGGAGATTCTACAGCAAGTTTCCAAAGTAGCACTTGGGGTACTTTAGTAGCAAAAGTTGGTGATATCATCGAATACAACGGCACAACGACCAAATGGAACATAGCATTTGATGCCTCTGATCCTGACTCAACCCAACACTACGTTACCAATCTTAACACAGGTATACAGTACAGATTCACAGGAACTGAGTGGGTCAAGTCGTACGAGGGTGTGTACAAACAAGGCGACTGGAGTATCGTGCTTGACGGTGGTTACCAGCAGACAGAGGACGCTGACGCCAACGATGCTACTACCCCTTGATAATTTAAAGCATACCTGTTATAATATAATATGAAAGATAATATAGTATGTTCTGGTGCATTGTTCTATTCCACCAGCACTAAACGTTTTTTGTTTTTACAGCGGACAGACAAGAAGACACAAGGCATGTGGGGACTGGTTGGTGGCAAATCAAAGTTCACGGAGTCCGCTTTTGAAGGTCTAAAAAGAGAAGTAGAGGAAGAAGTTGGCATGATGCCAAAGTTCAAAAAGGTTATTCCCCTGGAGATGTTCACATCAAACGATCAAAAGTTTTTCTTCCATACCTATCTCATAGCAATTGATTCAGAGTTCCTGCCGAAACTCAATCAAGAACATTCAGGATACTGTTGGACTGCGTTTGAATGCTGGCCAAAGAACCTACACATGGGTCTCAAAAATACTTTGAACAATAAAAGTATAAAAGGAAAGTTACAAACAATCTTAGATTTAATAACCTAAAAAAAAAGGCGACCCTAAAGCCGCCTTTTGATTCTACTAAAAAGTATGAATATTTATTAGTTGTTAGTCCTCACTGCACAGTTTACCAATTTGATACCTGCTTCAGTGTTAGATTCTAATGCTCTTCCAATTACGTTGAAAGGAGAGATTGACTCGCCTGTTGCGGCCGCTCTCGCACAACCCTTGATGCTTGAACTAACAAGTCTTTGACCTTTGTTCACTGCACCTGAAACTCTGACTGGTGTTCTACCTGTCATTGCTACGAATGGGTGTGTTGCATCTTCACCTGCCAATGAGTTCATCATGAATCCAGGTTTGTATGATATCACACCAAACACATCTTCAGATAAGTCTGAAGTGGCTTCTGTTATCTCTGCTGAACCACCTAGTTCAACTACTGAACCAACTTCCATAGGAGCGTCTGCTTCGAAACGCTCGGCAACGTCCGCATACTGGGCCGATGATGCCAAGGTTGATAACACGTTGGTTGATGGATTGTACGTCAAGTTTGTATCAGTTTCTATGCCCTGTGTACCAGTAGCACCGTCAACGAATGTTATGAACACACTCTCGTTGGCTGTGTTGTTTGCAGTACATGTCACTGCTGTCGCCAAGGACGCAGTACCTGTCAAGTCACCTGTGACATCACCTTCGATGCCAACTACCAACGTACCTGCCGCTACAGTTATACCACCTGATTTATCACCTGCTACCGCAGTGGTTAGTCCCATTGAGAACTTGTCTGCTGACTCATCCCAAATGATTGCCGCGTTGTTACCTGTCGAACCCCTCTCAATGATGATACCTGCATCGTTACTTGATGCTGATATACCAGAGTTAAGTTCAATGATGTTATCGTCTACTGTCAAGTTGACCGAGTTGTTTGTTGTTGTGGTTCCGTTAACTGTATAGTCTCCAGTTACCACTAAGTCACCCGATACTGTTGTTGTGCCTGTTACAGTCAAGTTCAATGCACCAGTTGATGTGACAGTCAAGTCAGTACCATCTGATTCGATCTTCTCACCACCCGCACCAAAGGCAATTCCAACATCATTTGGAATGTGTACATCTGATGTTGCCGTCAAATTGATTTTAGCACCCGAGTTGATGGTCAAGTCAGTACCATCTGATTCAATTTTTTCGTTTGCGTCTGTAAAGTGTAAACCTACATTTGTAGGAATAATAACATCTGTAGCCGCTGTCAACTTAATATTGTTACCAGAAATAGTTAGGTCTGTTCCATCACCTTCTATCTTCTCGCCATCATCACCAAAAGTCAATCCGATGTTAGCAGACTCAATTTTTTCTGCTGTTGCAAAAGTTAGTCCAACACCCGATGGTATGTTTACATCAGCGACAGCAGTAAGATTAATATTATTACCACTTATAGTTAAATCGGTTCCGTCACCTTCTATCTTCTCAGCGTCATCACCAAATGTTACGCCTACGTTGGCAGGAACATTGATGTCAGTTGTTGCCGTCAAGTTGATGTCAGCACCCGCGTTGATGGTCAAATCGGTTCCGTTAGATTCGATCTTTTCATTGGCATCAGTGAAATGTAATCCAACGTTTGTTGGGATCACAACGTCTGTAGTTGCTGATAAGTTAAGCAAGTTACTAGAAGCGATAGTCAAGTCGGTACCGTCACCTTCTATCTTCTCACCGTCATCTCCGAATGTTACACCAATACTTGCTGGAACGTTGATGTCTCCACCTGATCCAACTGATATCGATATGTCAGTTCCATCTGATTCTATCTTTTCGTTACCTGCTGTATCTAAAACAAGTCCAACGTTTGGTGGTAGAATTACGTCTGACGTTGCCGCCAATGTTATTTTAGCACCTGACGTGATTGTAAGGTCTGTGTTGTCACCTTCGATCTTCTCACCAGTACCAAATGTTATACCAACGTTTGCTGGTACCACCACATCTGATGTGGCTGTTAAATTTATTTTTGCACCTGAGTTAATTGTTAAGTCAGTTCCATCTGATTCAATTTTTTCATTGGCATCTGTGAAGTGTAATCCAATGTTGGTTGGAATTACTACATCTGAGCCTGCATTCAAGTTGATGGCTCCAGTTCCTTTGGCAGTGATTGCTATACCGATGTTTGTGTCGTCACCTGTTGCGGCAAGTATTGGAGCGTTTCCAGTAGCCGCGTTTGTTATGTCAAACTCGTTGACCGCTGATGACGTAGTTTGGAAAACTATGGATTGGTTTCCGTTTGCGTCTGCAATAAAGCCTGCATCAGCAAATTTTGGTGCTGTTAAAGTTTTGTTTGTTAGTGTTAATGCCGCCGACGCTTGGTCGTCTACGTATTTCTTGTTTGCTACGTCACCGTCTGAACTTGGTGCCGCTGTTGCTAGGCCTACAATGGTATTTGCAGATGCTGATATTACAATATCACCTACTTCCAATCCGTTGTTGACTCTAAAGTTTCGTGTTGTCATGGTTCCATATCTCCCGCATGATTGTTAATATTGCAGATATTTATCCTGTTTCGAGGTTTATTCTGCTAGACAGTTGATTCTGTACGCATTTACTGTTGTAGATCCGCCTGACGTGGAAGCAACACTCATTTGTAGTGTGTTGTCTTCATCAGCATCAAATGCCGCTGTGAATGAAAGTTGGTGCGTACCTTTGGTAGATACAAATGTACCTTCTACTACAGATGCTTCTCCCGGCGCTCCAGCACAGTAAACTTCCTGCACACTGAACGCACCCTCCGATGCATTTCCGCCTACAACATAATACATGGCCGCTGTGGCATCGTCCAGGTCAAAACTGTCAAATGCAGTCGCACTCGAACTTACGGTTGTTGCTCCTATGATCTTCTGATTGGCGTTTGAAACGGCCGACATGGAGTCTGAAAGCAGTGTTTTGTGTATCTTCAATGATAAGTTTGGTGTCAGACCCGCCGCTGAAAGCACAACATTACTGCCTGATATTGCCGCCGACAGTGTGATCATGTCGTTGTTGCCTGTGTTGACTGTACCATGCTGTGTCACGAAAGCGTTCGTGCCGTCATGGACTACAAGTGCTTCTGTGATGCCAGTCTCTGTCTTGGCGTTGTCATCTATAGTAATTAGGTACTTCGCCGCCCTGAATGATGCATGGGCAAATGTGTCAATGCTTTCTGATGCAGAGTCCACATCTGTGTTGGAAGTTGTGACAGTGACACCTGCTGTGGCGTCTGCCGTGTTAGCTCTTGAAATTGGAATCTTGTAGTAACTGATCTTGGAGTCTGCACTAGGAGCCGCGATTTTGACCCTGACCTGACCACTGGATATGTCAGCAGTTGTTGATGGCAGAGAGTTATCTGATCCAGAAGCACCACCCCTGGGACCACTTATGAAAGCATCTGAGTTGTTGTGTGCCACTGCAAAACAAGATGCACTCGAATGGTCGTTCGTCAAATCATTGAGTGCGACAAAGTACCATGCCACGTCTGCACTTGTTGATTGGAAGTAGTCCACAGTCCTTGCCGAGGTCGACACTGCTTTGTTGTTCTTGACTACGACTCGTGTGTCATCTGAGGGTGTTGCCACTGACGAAGCGAACGACATCGTTCCTGAGCCATCCGTCTTGAGGAAGTCACCATCATTTCCGTCCGCTATAGGCATCTTGAATGCCGTGCCACCTGATGTAAAAATTAGGTTTGTGCCATCTGAAGACACAGATTCGTTTGAATCATGTAATTGTAAAGTTGGTGTTCCGCCACTGTCAGTCAAAAGTAATCCTGTGTCGTGAACGTGTGTCAGTGCTATTTCGTCGTTGGTACCAAATGATAGTATAGCACCATCGTGTTGTAATTCTAGATCTTGTGTTAGTGTAATATCACCGTCTGACCCAATTGAAATTGCGTCTGTATCTGATGTATGTCCTATGGTTGTACCATTAATGATGACATTGTCAACAGTTAAAGTTGTTAAGGTACCTAGAGAAGTGATGTTTGATTGCGCCGCACCTGTTACGGTTGCCGCTGTGCCGGAAACATTTCCTGTAACATCACCTGTTAATGGCCCTGCGAAAGCATCAGATGTAACTGTGCCATCAAAGAAAGCGTCTTTGAATTCTAGACTTGAAGTACCTAGATCTATTTGATTATCTGTGACCGGAGATAGTGCACCGTCACCGATGGTTAATCTACCTGAACCACCTGTTGCTATCGTGATCACATCTGATCCTGAGAATGTGATTGAAGTGTTTGTGTCGGCGTCACCGCTGATTGAATCTATCGATAGACTCCCAACATTAGATATGTTTTGATCGTTGAAATCCACAGTTCCTGTGACCACTAGGTTACCATCGATCTCCACATTATCATTGATGTTGATAGTACTGGAGTCTGCTGAACTTATAGTTGTTCCACGGACTGTTAGTGCATCTAGTACGATATTTCCTGTACCTGATGTTGTAAGTGTAAGGTCTGCGTTTGTGGGTGCTACTAGATTTGTGATTGAAAGATCACCCTCAGCACCAAACTCTAAGGCGTTTCCTGCCGCATTTACTTTTATTATCTGTCCCGCTGATCCTATTGCTGTGAGACCCGTACCACCGTTTGCTACTGGAACCGATTCACCCGTCTGGAATTCCGCCATCCCAGTGGCAACGTTCGAAGCATTAAAGACTACTCGTACCGGTGTTTTATCCGCCATAAATCAATTCTGTGCTCCGCCTTCTTGTAACCACGGAATGCATTCATTTCCTTTGTATTGTAGGTATTTATTGCTAGAATTGGAATAACGTGATACCAGCCGCGGCAGTGGCCGATAGTGCTGTGCCGTCTGCAAGTGTGAAAGTCT